TCATCTGCTGATATTGCTCCATATCCTGACGTGCCGCCACTTGCTAAAGTAACAAACGATTCGCCATCTGATGCTATGCATTCCCAATTTTTAGTGCTAGGTAATGCCTGTGTTTCCCAATACCACGGATTAGCAATTGTATAAACATACTTATAACTACCATCCACAATGATTAACTGATCACCACCTGTAAGGCTGGTGCCATTATCAGCCATCATTACACGGCCAGAAGATGTTTGTAAGTTATTGCCTATTTGTGAGGATAACACACCACCAGCAGAAACAGTATATAACCCATTACTAATAACCACATACAACGTATCATCAAATACATGCATACCGCGAATAGCATTAGCCCCTGTGTCACAGAACAAAGACGTGCCAGGAGTACCTACAAGCATCCCAGGAGATTTACCATCTTCCGGCCCTAGCTCTGGATAAAAGTTAACCATTCTCTGGTTATCAAATTTTGTTGATCTGCCTACGTATCCGGGGCCAAAAATATTTGTTTGCATATTGACCGCCCCCTATTCAGAATAATAATTATACCCATGACTGCACCCAGGCAAATTAATCTTTGAAACTATTCTATTGTTTCGTGCATTGATATTGCGTATTGCTCTTAATGAATCTTCGGCATTTTTCACTACCACAGGATTAGGCACAATACCATAATCAGGAGCTAACTCTAACGCCAGATTAAATATCATAGCGCGTTTGTAAAACGTTTGAAACGTTACTGTTTCATTTGCTGCGCTAAATTCTGTTAGCTCTTTATCAGATACAATCGTCAATGTATGATTATCATCAGGTGAAGGAAATAGCTTAATTGTCCCAGCCTGGTTAGCTTGCTGTGGCACACCAGGATCATAATATAGCAAACTAGGCGTACCCTCACTGTCTTTGTCTATCTGCTGGTTATATATATCCCTAGGCACTACAGTAATACCATAATCAGCATTTGCCGTAGTGCGTACATAGCCACCAACAATAGCCAATGGCTTAGCTGTATTTGCTGTTTGACCTACGCCAATAGTATATTCAGCCGTACCTTTAACTAGATTGATATCTTCTTGTACACGCGAAGTTACCAACAAACCATCTACCGACCATGATCCAAGCATAGCGTTTAGTGAATCAAGGCCGCCACTAATCGCACTATTTGAAGGCGTTTCATTCTCACCAGCTACGCCAATTTTTTGCAAAGCCTTTACTATAATGTCTTGCGCCGATGTCAATGCCATTTATTTAACCCTCGCTTTGGTTTGCTGCTTGCATCTCCGCTTTTGTGCGCCGTTTTCTGCGCTGTTTTGGTTTTGTTTCTTCTTCAAATTTCTCATCTAAATCTTTTTCAGGTTCTTCTTCCACTTCTTCCTTAACTTCCGCTTCTTGTTTAGCTACCTTTTTAAACTTTTCAAGGTTATTACGCAAAATACCTAAATACTTCTCGGTTTTAGATATCTCTTGCCTGATCTTTTCTGACTCATCCAAAACAATAGGCGTTTTTGACCATCCTTTTTCCTCATATTCTTCCCACTCTACCACATTATGCACAATCTTAGGATTATGCAACGAATGATAAATCATCTGTGGAAAATCCTGCCTTTTCTTAACTTCTTCTGTCATGATTGCTCCTTTGTCCATCCTGTTTTCAAATGCGGTGTTTGAAACCGCTTATTGTTCAACGTCAAAAATATTCCATACCGCTCTGCTATCTTTGACCTATAATACTGATCCTTATACGTTGCTGTTGGTCTATCGTCTAGTTTAGTTTCGCAGTTATGCACTACATACTTGCCCTGTCGCAACTTAGGCGATTTATTCTTTAACTTAAGTAGCATCTCAGGGCTTATATCATCCCTGCCGTCAACGCTTGGTCTGCGCTCTAACGGCATTGCACAACCGCACATTCCGCAATACTTAGCCATTTGATCAATATACTCTTTAGGCATTCTCCGCCACCAACCAGGAATCACGGGCCAGCCTTCACCTTCATCTATAAGCAAAGCTAACGCTGCTGCCACTTCACAGAAAAACGCACCTTTCGGATTGATTGAAGCTGACCAATACTTTTGTATCCAGCACTTATCAATCCAGTAATCCTTTTCCCATTGCTCGGCCTTTACTTCATCTGATGCTACCAGTATAGGGCCATGTAAAATATCGTCACGGCTTTGGTCATTCAAGAATATATTACCAAATGTCTTGACTATAATTTCCCTGTAATGCTCTTTGCCATCAGGAAAACATGACCACAAACCGCAACGTTCTGGCGGTATTTTGCTATGCATATATTCACAAAACTTTACAAAATCAGGATGCAATAACGGTTCACCGCCCATCATACCCACCATATTAGGGAAGTCTATGAGCGAATCAACCGCTTTCTTAAAGTCATCAAATGACATAAAATACGTCTTTTCATGATGACCCACCAACCTTGTACAATTGCTACACCTATGTTGGCAATTGTTGGTGATTTCAATTTGTATTGTGTCCATATCTAGCATAGGCCTCACAATTCAATACCCCATGATTTAATAATTTCTTTCATCTTACCGCCTACATCACCCGGCAAGGTATTCATCCTGTCTATCCAGTCAACGCCATCTGATTGATTCAAAATATCTGCAATCTGCTGAAATGTAACACCATTCACAACGATATTACCATTAACAAAGATAATTTGAGCAGCCCAACCCATAAGCTGACGCTTCATGTAAATCTCTTTCTGATCGTTTGGTACTCTATACTCATGCCAAAGCAAGCCCGTTTCTGTTACACCTCGCGCTTTTTCAAGGTCACGAATAAGCACATGCTTCAAGCCATACTTGGCAATGTTGCGCGATACTACAAAATCATCAATCAAATGACTACGTTCAACAACTGTCCCTGACTCCTGTGCTGTAGGTACAATATGCTCAACCGCTTGCTCAAGTGTAATATCATTTTTCTCGTCTAATGGTTCCCAAATATCTGTACACCAATCAGAAGCAATCATGCACCAATTACCCTTACCAATAAACCGACCATCACGCCTAAAATACTTATCCGGCTTGAACCGAATAGGTGAAAAATCTGTGCCGTTAGATACTGTAATATCCTTAGTGATAACTTCCGTAATATCCCAAAAATCAGGGTGCATCAACGTATCTGCATCAAAGAATATGTTCCAGTCATTTTTGTGCTGCTTAGCCAGCTCAAATATCTGAAACTTCTCATAAACAGGCGGATACTTCTTGTCAAACACCCTTTTATCAATTACATGGAAATCAGCACCAATTTTCTTAGCCCACCGCTTTAACAAAGGAAACGTCAATTTAGTAATATTCGGGGCATAATCATTTACAGATAACGTATACACAGTTTTCTTAGGCATTATTCCTCCAGTTAATTTTATTTGTGGGCAGTTTATAACGTCAATGCCCAGGACGTACTGCTTTAGCCAGCGATCCGGCAACAATGCTCAGGACGTACCAAAGCAAAGCCGTACAGAACGTCAACGCGGCAGTTCTCGACATCATTTGCACCATCATAGAAATATACAACGCGCAAAGAAATGCCTTTGTAATTCATACGATACGCAACCGCATTTTTAGGAATTTTCAAATCAGCCGTAGCCATCACAATAGCATCTTTATGCCACGCCAGATTCAATACAGAAGCAGTACTTGCATTACCATGCCATGTCAACGCAGCACCATTAGCCGGAAGCGCGTTAACAGTACCATTTGACGAATTAGCAGCGGCAAGAGTAATAGCCGGAGAAATACTTACATTACCGGCACCATTAGCATCACCAGTGAAATTAGCAGTAACAACAAACTGTTGCAATTCACCAGTAGATTGCTGATTAAGCGGATTAACCGAATAAACATTAGCAATAGTAAAAATATCACCAACATTAGCGGTAGCCGCATTACCAATTCCAGTAATAGTAAGCGTTGAACCAGTCTGATTAGCACCACTAATCGTACCGTTTGCGCGTGTTCCGGTCGTCATTGTCGCTACATTCTGATCCATACCAATAGCCATACCCAAATGAGTATCGCGCACTGCACCAGTACGGTAAATATCAGAAATTTTGCTACGGTCATTATACATACCAGAAAGACCTTTAGCCATTCCAGCCGAAGCCTTGGGATTAACCAAAGCAACACGCATTTGATCAGTACGACTCGGACAAGCATAATTATCAAGCATCATGCCAGCATTAGTCATCAAATCAACCGCAGCAGAATTAGCAATACCAGACCCACTAACAGTACCCGGAGTAGTTCCCGGTGTGCCAACAGCATTATAAACACTTTTAGCCAACGCCAATCCATCAAGATCAATCTTATTACCCAATGCAATAGCAGTAGGCTTAATTACCCTTTCTTCG